ACGATACCAATCTCGTAATCTCTGTTACTATGAAGGCTTGATGGCGTGGCAATCTGTTGGTACACCGCTTCTACAAAGGTTACTTCATAGTATTCATACACATTAAATGTAGGAGCCGTGGTGCTATCTACGTAGCGCATAGCAGGTAATTGAAGACCAATTACTGTACTTGCCGGTGTAGTAACGACACTGATTGGTTGGTTAACAGCGGTGATACCACTCTGATACTTGATCAAAGCATCAAGGTTCTGTGGCAATGCGCAGTTGAATTTATCGGTAAGTGTGTTGCCATTACAAGCGTTAGCCACTGTGCTAATATTAGCAACAGTACCAATAGCATCTTGGAATTCAGTACTTGTGGCCAGTGCATACACTGAACTATAGTTTTGATTCAAGAAGAATGTAAAGTTCAACGAGATATTATCTGTGGTCTCCGCAGGAAATGGAGTACTACCTGTAAATGTAGAGTGGGTAAATGTAAAGTCAACTGAAATAGATGCTCCTGTAACCAAAGCAGCATCAGCCAAATCAAATTGCAATATTGCACTGCCAATGGTTTGAGCCCCATTAATGTTATAACTTCCGCTTGCTGTACTATCAACGAGATCAGTTGTACCAATCTCTTCTGTAATCAAAGTGGTAAAGTACTCAAACATTACTGGGTTTGCATTCTCGTCAACCAAATCATAGTTCTCTACATAGTTACCATACATCAATCGGTTGCCCATTAATGTCTGGGCCTTGGCTTGCAAGGGTACGTTATCATACAGCCTGAGAATCTCAGAGTCTGGGAGAACGGTGAATATCTTGCTGTTGCTGAATTGGTATGTGTAGTTTGCATTGTTAACAAGACCAAGTTCTGACTTGTCCAACTTCTCAATTACTTTGATGATGTTTCCACCAGCTTCTTTGAATAGCAAATCAATACCAACAACCAATTCATCGCCAGAGAAATAGGTAATGTTTACAGCGTTGGCAGCATTGACCATCCCTTCATTAAGGTAACTATCAATGCTGAATTGGAATGCATCAGGGATAAATGCAGGTTCAGAGAACTGAGATGTAGCAGAGTACTCATTGTCTGCATAGCGATAACGATATGCAAAGCACAAGAACCTAGTCTCCATGTAATTCTCTTGGCCTGATGTAGCCAACATCTGTATTGATGGAGCCTCAATGGGTGGTTGCTTAATAACGAGCAATGATTTCGCAGTGAACTGATCGGTATTACCTACCGGCACCCCGTAGTTACGGGTAACATTGATGAACCTTGGTGGGTTGTAATCATCTGTAAAGAACAACAAATTCTCTGATGTAGACCCAGACTTCACAAGGTTAATCGCGTTGACCAAGTACAACGGGTTAAAGTTCAATGTGGTATTCACATTGTCTCCGTCATTGATACTGATAACATGGTATGTCAATATGCTTGTAAGCACATTGAATGAAACAATCATGTCTAACTTACCAGTGGCTCCGATTGGAAAGTTGGGATCATGCACAAACCAATAAATAGTTTCTGCCTCACCGTCTTCGTATGCCCCAATGCATCTTGCTTGGTTACTTAAAGGAGTGCCATCAATGTATCTCAGCGAAGTAAGAGACTCATTACCTTTGGTGTTCTCGATAACGCCTATCTCTGCGTTCTCAGTAGAACCCATTCGAATGTTTAAGGCGTCAATGTATTGACCATCAGGAACCAATCTCTCATCGAGAGACTTGTTCATCTTACCTGCTATGAAGTTTCTTGTTATATTGGCCATGTTACTTTATCCACTTGTCCATGCCTCGGAGACTCATCAACAATCGTCCGGGATGTATGTTGCTCAATCTAATCTTTGCGTTTCTTAAAAGCGCAGCCTTTTCTTTTCTTGCTCTGGCCACAATATATTCTTGTACTCCCAACTTAGCATTGAGTATTTCGTACTGAATATAAGCATATACGTATTTTTCAAACAATTTATTCACAGTGATCAGCGAATCATCTCCCCCTTCCATACCATCTGATACGTACTCAAGGATGCACAATCTGTCAATCATGTCTGAGTTGAAGTTGATAACACCTGCTTTCTTATCGATGGCAAAAGTTGGGTTTACGTTGGCAGTCTCCGTGTTAAGACCATACCGCTCACCAAGTCCGTATTCAAAATACCATGTGCCATTGATGTTCCATCCCCATTGACCATCGAACATTCCGCCCGGGTTCATGTAGATGTTTTTCTTGGTGCCATTCAATCTTGTGGTATCAATGTGTGAGTTCTGTGGCTCGAGGATGTTACCATCCTGATCGAACAAGATGTTGGCTTGATTGTCCTGCAAGTACGCACGAGAAGAAAGTATCTGCACGTTCTCTGTCATCGGCAACAAGTATCCATCTTGATACAAAGAGATACGCACCCAATTGACGTAGTCGCTTGGAAGAATGTATCTCAAGTTGCTACCAACGGTGAGTTCAAGTACTTTGATTTCTTTGAATGCATCATAGTTCAACTCTTGTATGGCACGCTTGGCGTGGAAAAGAATCTTGTAACGCTCTTCATTGTTAACCAACGAGTGGTTGCCAGCATACATCAACTGAAAATTCTTGACGATATCTTGGAGACTTACGTATTGATAAGACCCCCAGTTGGCATCCTCTGGTTGGTTGCCATTGTTTTCGTAGTATTGATACTGAGATAAGTAAGCCATAGTTATTATTGTTGCATGCTAAATGAAGGCTGTTCGTGTTGTTGTTGAGCCATACCGAATTGAACCACTTCTGCTTCTCTGATAGACATACCAGCGTATTCAAGAATCTTGGTAGCCAACTTGTAGGTATAATCCTCTGGCAACTCGAAGTCTTGATAGTCAGGCTATGTCTGATCAAACACAGGCTCACCACCTGTGATGTTGATGTAGGTCCACTTTGGCTCCAATGGGTATCTGAAGTAGTTTGCCACCACCTGACCCGGTATCTTGTAACTTACTGGCATCACTGTCATCACCTCTGCTTGCTGTGTGTAAACAGGGAACAAAGTTGATGGTGCAGTAAGCATAGAAGTATTCAGCAATGTTGACTTTGTTTGGTTTATCTTCTCTGCTTCAACAGCAGCAGATGCTTTTAGTATCAAATAGTTTGCAGGGGTAGTGGTAAAAATGTTACTATCCAAAGTAATAACAGTGTTGCTTGATACCAATACTACATTCGCAAGTGCATAAGTAGTGGTGTTAACCACCGCATCACCGGGGACAATGCCCATTGTAGTGAATGTTGCACCGCTATCTACCAACTGAAAAGATACAACAGATGTATTCGCTCCACTATCCAACACTGTTGGATAGCACACAACGGTATTCATCATGTAGTAAGCATCACCGGTAGTGCTTAGGCTTGGAAGCAAGAACACACTTCCGGCGAAGTGGGTCAATGGGTTAGTCACGTTGAATATCTCCATGGCTTCCTCGTAGGTTCTTTTCAAATCAGCATAGCCAGTACCTGACACGCGATTGTTTTCCATCGCAATGATTTTATTGTATGAAGAAAACATCTCTTCGTACAATTCCATCTGTGCCTGACTAGCAAATAAATTGAAGTCAGACGGAGATATATATCCGTAGTTGTTCTTATTGATTATAGACAATACGGTATTCCTTACTTCATTGATCATAATGTTGTTTAAGGCAAAGATAAACAAAAAAAAAGAGGGAGCATTTGCCCCCTCTTCTTCGCTAAAAAATAATGTTTAATATGCTGTATCCATGCTTTTATCAAGCAACTTCATGGCATCAAGCCCTTCTTCTGTCTGAAGGAATAAAGCCACCTCGGTGTATGGGTCAGCCCCAAATGGTACGTTCATCATCTTGCGCTTGTTGTTTGGCATGTTAAACCAAACCTCCTTGTTGCCATTTCTGAATGCCAATACCTTGGTATCAAAGTACTTGTGTACATTGGACTCAAGTTTCAACATAGGATCATTCAACAAGTTCAAGAATCCACGAGGGTCTTTCTTGGCGTAGATTAATACATCTCTCTTCAACTCTGCTGTGCTGACAATGGATGGGTCCTTACCAAACAGAACTCGAGATACGTTCTCAAGCTGCTCGATTGTCAATGAGCGAGCCTCCAACAGAGCATCAACTTCTTCGTTCAAGAATTCAACTTCTGACTGGGCATCTTTTTCGTAGTTAACTTCTGCGAATACGCTACCATTCATAGGATGGTAGTACAGGAATTGCTGAAGTACAGGATTATTCTTGGGAACACGAAGCATACCATCTTCAAAGATGATAGGTTCAACGATGGCATTACCATCTTGTTCTTCCTCGAATGGCGACTTTTGGTTTACCGCATATCGCAAAGGGCGGTTCACGTTTTGATCCTCATCAAACCACAACAGAGGAAATCTGCGTGTGCTTCTTGATGGGATTGTGAAAGAAAGGGGAGACGAATGTAAAAGTTTGTAGACTTTGTCTACTGATACGGTGTTTTTTTTCATGATATAATTTGATAAGATTTATCTTTTTAAAAAGGAGAGTGCCATTGCTGACACCCTCCTGATTATTTAAATCAACTTGTCTGTTTAGTTACAGATTAGGCACCGTAACGGAACAATACGAAGTTGTTAGCACCCAAGGTACATACACAACGCTCAGACAAGAAGTTAACTTCCATAGCATCCAAGTCGCTAGTAGCAGCACCGCCGGCAGAACCAGTGATCCAAGTCTTGTAACGACGATCCTCGGTAGCAGTTGCGCGGTAGCGAACGTGCAAGAAAGGACGCTTGGCGTTCTTACCCAACACTTGGTCGTATACTGTGGTAGAACCAGCAGGTACCAACAAACCAGTGATTACGTTAGCGGTAGTAGCACCAGTAGTAGATGCAGTCAAACCACCACGCATGGTAGGATCGTTCAAGTATTTCCAGTCAGACTTGTAGAAGTCATAACCACGACGGAAACCACTGAAGCCCAAGTTCAAGGCCATGTTAACATCGTTGTCGAACAAACCGAAAGATGCACCGTTTGCAGCAGTACCTCCGTTGTAACCGTTCAAGGTTGCCAACATGTCGTCGATATCGAAACTGAAGTCACGGTTAACGAAGATTACGTTCTCTTCGATAGAACCTTGCTTGTCCAAACGAGAAACGATAGAATCGAAGTCAGCCAAAGTGGTTGGGTTACCACCGCCCCATACGTTTCCACGATCGTTTACTACGTAGAATACACCTTCAGAACCTTTGTAACCGGCAGCAACAGCACCTGAACCACTTACGGCAGGAACGGCTTCGATCATAGCGGTTTCCAAATAGTCTTCGAAACGCAAACGAGTCTCATGCTCAGACTTCAAATACCACAAGAACCCAGATGCACCATTCTCGGTAGTAACCTCGATCCAGCCAATCTGAGCCATGTCAGAACCAGATACAGCGTACTTATCCTTGATGATGATAGGGCTGTTGTCG